ATCTGAGAGCTCACTAGCCAAAGCTCGACTTCTAGCTACTACAGCACTGCTTGACACCGCTGTCTTTCCAACTCTAGCTACTCCCGGAGTAGAAATAATATCACCCGCTTCTCTTAAAATAGAAGGTGCCGTTGCGGCTGCCACCGCTGCCGCACCTGCTTGTTTAAACAAATCTCTCTTTGATAAATCAACGCCACCCTCAGTGAGCGCAGGTAAAGTATCCTTCTTACCTTTCTTAATCGCCATTACAGCATCTGCTGCTTTTTTTACGGGAATCATAGACAACAAAGCTTCTGTAGATAACATACCCAGAATACCCGGGAAATACTCATCTTTTCGTATCGACCCAACATCTTTATATGTACCTATATTACCCGCTGCCATAGCGTCTTTAAACATCTGGGACCCGCCAACAGGGTTTTTTATCGAAAAAGGTTCCATGCCCTGCTTGCCCGGTAAAAGATTTACAAGAAGAGGAGACATATTAATCGCATACGTCACAGCATCCACAGGAAAGCCCAACACCTGTGCTATACCTGTATTAGCTCCTTTAACGACCGCTCCCGCTCTTCTCTTGTCTCTTTGAGTAAACAAATCAGACATTAGTAGTACGCTCTAACTTTCATATGATTCTCCTCGTCCTCCCAGTCATCTGAGGGTAGCTGCACAAAGTTGCCCTGTCTATACCGCATCAAAGCCTGTGTCATACTATCCACAAGGTCATCATACTCCCCATTTGGAAAAGCTGCAACCTCTTCTATCATCTCATCAGCAAACTTAGTATCTGGTGCGTACACCATGCCTGCTTCAAAAAGCACCGATACAGAGTGCACGCGGGTCACCTTATCATTACCCTTACTCGGTGTAAAGTTCACAACAGGTATACCCATGTTCCGTAGTTCGTGGGTCAAGGGCAACCCGGTCGCCTTCGCCTCAATGATCACCGTATCCGGCTCCCAATACTTATACTGCTCCAACGCCACCTGCTTCAACTCAGGAAAATCCCACCGCTCCTTTATACTATCAAGCAGTATCAACCCCGGGGGTCCCCCAGCCTCCTCTGGATAAAATACACCCCATGTCGTTATCGCACTAAAGTCCGATGTCTCCCTCTTCGTAAACGCCGTATCATAACTCTGAATAACAAACTCCAAATTAGGCACACTCTTCTTCTCCCAACGCTTCCACCATTCTCTAGGAATAATCGCGTTATCATCACCAGTAGGATTCTGCTGATACTGCGCGTTCCACTTACTCGGCGGTATCGACGCCTTTACCGCCGTTAAATCATCCAAGTTCCAATACTCAGGCCAACACGGCTTTCCATCATCAAATATCGCAGGGAGCTCCACAACTTCCCACTGATCCGCTAACTCATCCTTCGCCATCGCCCTCATCAGCTGTCCCGTCATATCTTTCTCGGACCACCGCGTCTGTACCAAAACTATCGAGCCTCCCGGCTGGAGCCTCTGCCGGGGGCCCCCAGTGTACCAATCCCACGCATCATCAAAACCCGTATTCGACATCGCCGTCTGCTCCGAATGCGGATCATCAATAATCACCAAGTCTCCACCACGACCCGCTAAGTTCGATCCCACACCAACAGCATAATACATCCCACCAGATGTCGTGTCCCACCGACCAGAAGCCTTACTGTCCGCAGACAAACTAACAGATGGAAACACTTCCTTATAATCGTCACTGTCAATAAGGTTCTTGGTCTTACGTCCAAAGTTCACGGCCAGCTCCGTTGTGTGCGTCGCCTGAATAATCTTCATCTTAGGATTCTTACCCATCATCCACGCCGGAAACAAAAAGCTTGCAAACTCAGATTTCGTGTGCCTCGGCGCCATGTTGATTATCAAACGCTTTAACTCACCACGGGCCACGCGCTCCAGTTTATCTGCAATGATTTTATGATGACGGCCCACGATGAAATCGGGCCACATATTTTTTACAAAAACTAAAAAGTCCTGTTGACACTTCTCGTTTTTTTCTAGTTGAGCGAGCCTCAACTGAAGCTTTGCCTCTTTTTCAGTCAGTTCCATTCGGGGGTCCCTAAACACGATTAAATCATGTGCATAATATGCACGTTTTTTAGACAGTTAACAAGAGCCCTGTTTTATGCTTAATAATTAGGCATTGTTTCACGTGAAACATTATACGATTTTCTGTGCAAATATTTGTGAGAAACATGGCCCTAGCTAACGTTTGTCAAACCGCTGGCTATGATAAAAAATTGGTGATTTTTGGTTTTTGGCTGGCGTTTTTTGACCCGATAAGCTGGGGCCCCAGCACAAAAAACATGGCCAGCTGGTGGCGGATCTTGACCAGCGGGCTGGCGTAAACTGGATCTGGATCTTGACCAGCTGGTGGCGGATCTGGATCTGGATCGCTGGATCTAGGATCTTGACCAGCTGGCTGGTGCTGGTGCTGGTGGCTGGTGCTGGTGCTGGTGCTGGTGCTGGCGGATCTAGGCCAGCTGGCTGGCGTAAACTGGATCTGGTTTCTTGACCAGCTGGCTGGCGGTACGATTGACCAGCTACGCGGACGGCGGCCAGCGGCGTGTTTAACTGTGAATTAGACACAAAAAAAGCGGCACAAAGGCCGCTTTAATTCTACCAGCTGGCGCGGATCTAGTCGATCGTATCGAATTGATCTTCTAGGCCTATTAAGGGCTCATGCTGGCGCGTTTTCTGGCGTACCATTGAGCGCTTTAATAACGTTTTACGTCCAGTATGCCCGTCTGTAAATGACAACTGAAAAGTTTTTACGCCGTTTTCTGGATCTTCTTTCACGCGTATGTCCAGCGATCCGAAGTGATGTGAATTAATCGCGCTAAATCCTACCTTAATATTTTGAGTGTTGTGCTGGATCACGCCGAATGATTTATTCCCAGTTTTTCCGCCAGCGCTTGCATAAGCGCAAGAATTGATATCAAACCAAATAGGATAGTTTTTCATAGTTTTTCCTTTCTTCTATTTGCGCGTTTATTTCTAAAATGTCATCCATAGCATATTTTAAAAACTGTTCATCATTATCAAAGTCATTCCTAAAGTCTGTTTGGTAGCGCATTTGATGTATTTTATTTTTTCTGGATATTTCAACAATGGTATCCATTGATCCATCATCAACATAAAAACAATTCCAGAATTGCTTTTCTACTTTGTCTAATATCTTCATAGTTTTTACCTTTCATAGTTATGTTTAATAGATCCAGTATAAGAAAAACAAAGATAACGTCAATAAGATAAAAAAAAGGCCGCATATAGCGGCCTTAATTATCACATACCAGCTGGCTGGCGTGAAAGATTTCAATAAGATAATCTATTAGTCTTTAAACCTACTTCACGCGCTATCATTACAAATTCTATAATAGGATTATAAATTTCTAGGTTATCTTCATATTTACTAAGTAAGTTTAAAAAATATGTATCAACTAAAAAGTCTAGATCATTTAAACGATCATTATACATATTAATTTTATCAAATTCAAACTGAGAGCGTGAAATATTGACCAGCGCATTATATTTTTTAAAGAAAGCGGCCGCTGGTTTATCTTTAGACCAGCTATTCCATAAGCGCACCGCTTTTTGAGTAAGTAATTTCATACCATATAATTCGTTATTAACGGCCGTTTCTGGTATTTTATCAAATATTATATCCATAGTTTTACCTTTTCAAATTTTAATTATTTTCCTGTTCTTCTATTAAAATCATTAACAGCGGTGGTTAAGTCTAAATCGTAATGTCCATTCGAAAACGATATATTATTATGTCTAAAGAAACCTTGTCTGGAACTTTTGGGGAGGCAATCCTTTTCAGAATAAAGAATAGTGAAATATGCTTTATCTGAAAACGTTGGACTATCAAATTTCCCTAGAATATAACCAAGACCGTTTTGTTCAAGCGGTGTTTTTCCTCGTTCAATAATGAATGCAGTTTTACCGCCAATATCTAATTTATCCATAATTTTTACCTTTCAATAGTTATGTTTAAATTTGAGTATAAGAAAAAATAGGTTTATTGCAATAAAATAAAAAAAAGGCCGCATATAGCGGCCTTTAATGGTTTATATAAAGTTAGGATCTAAGCGGCTACTGTATCCAGTATTTGACCAGCTTTTCTTTCCAGATCCAGCCTGTTATCTTGGTGCGGTATATCACGCGCGATAGCGGTTATAGCATTGGATACATCCCATACTGTTTTCATAGGTTTATCTTCTTCTTCGGTATGTCTAGAATAGGCCGCTTTTGCCATTCTAGCGGATAAACCTACACGCTTTTGAAGAAATTTAAGCGCTTCTTCTTCATCCTTAGCTATTTGAGCTTCTTGCGCCGCTTGCACGCCGTCCAGCATTTTAGTTGTAGATCCATTACTAAAAGATCTAAGCGCTGGCTGGGCTTCTTCAGAAAATCTTTCCGCCGCAAATTTGGTATGTCTGATAGTCATTTCAGAAAAATCTTCAACACCCCATGCAAATCTATTGCAACAAATGCCGCGCATGTACATTGTGGCTATCTTGCAGCTCTTTGCGCCTACTTCACTATTACTGATATAAAAACCCCTAAACATAAGATCTGGTTCACCATTCTTTAGTTTTCCGATTTCTATAGGATTAAGATCGTCTACTAAAAACATAAATACATCCCTGTCAGAGGCATACAAAGTAGTAGTCTCTTTAGTGACTGGCAAATTCGGATCGTAAACGGCCATGCCGCTATCAGATCCAGTAATAGCTCCAGGAATTTTGAAACTCGTACCTCTAGTGAGCTCTTGCGCGGCGGCTACAATTTCCCAGTCCGCTATTCTTCCATAATCAGATCCAGTAAAAGCGCGTAGCTGGCCTTTATTAGATTTATACGTTTTAACTAGCTCTTTATTTCTGTTGTTTAATAAACCCCATTTAACACAGTCCGCCGCTAATGGCGCTGGAAGATCTCTAAGGTAGCCAGCTGGCGCACCCGCTAAAGAGCTAACTTGGCCAAAAGACCAGTTAGTAGGAAAGGCTTGATGTTCTTGGTTATTCTGATCCTTAAACTCCAGCGTTATCTTACCTTGTTTAATGTCGTCTTGATCCAAGTCACCATTAATATGTAAATTCCTGACATTTAAAATATCAGCGGACATTAAGTTAAAATCATTTTGTTTAAATGTTCTTAACTCTTCTAGTGAAAGAAACTTTTCATCCGCTGGACGATTTGCCCAGTTAGAATGTATAAGCCCAGCTTCGCTACTGATGCCATGAGTAAACGCATCTGTTTTATAAGTTTGATCGTTCATAGTTGTCTCCTAAGTTAAATTAAAAAAGGCGGACTGTTTTACCAGCCCACCCCTGTTGTCTCATATATTCTTATATATGTAAAGTTAATTTTTTGAAATATTAAATAGATGAATTATAAACGTTTAATAAAAAAAAGTTTAGATCGTCTACCAGATCTCCGATAGTATCTTCATTAGCCGTTCCATCATACACCCTTTTAATATCTCTTAACTTATGCGCATTAATTGTTTCTTTTAAATCATTCACATTAAAAATAGCATTATCAAGATCTTCTCTCTTTATAATCATTGTAACTACCTATCCTCCCATTCTCTTAATATATCTTTTTTCATTTGCTCTATTTCATAATCACCATTAACTAACTCAAAAAAAGTTTGTATAATTTCAGACAAACTCCAATCCTCATAATCACTAACCCAATGTTCTACTTGCTCATAAGTTATTTTCTTCATTGTAGCATATCCTTTCCGCGCTTCTTCTTAGCTTCAATATGTAAACACATAATAATAGTCTTAAAATATTGATTAAGATTTTCTTTTTCCATATCTATTAAGCTCTGGTATTCTTCTATAACGGCGGTCTTTTTATGGTTCCCTGTATAGCTGGTGATACGTTCATTGAGCTCATTGATTTTTTTATAAGCTTGCATCTCCGCCGCACGCGCCGCAAATACACCAGTTTGAGTACATTGATTACAAGAACGGCCTTTGTTGAAATCAATAAGCGGTTCTGGGTTGCAACCCCCATCCCAGCCAGATTTTTCATCTGGTAATATGGGCTCTTTGCAAAATACACACATATGTTTTACTTTTTTAATATCTATCATAGTTTTTCTCCTTCCATAGCTTCCATAATCATAACCCTTAACGCAGTAACAGAACAATATTTATTATTTCTGTTTGCTCGTATTAAGGTTTCAACAATCTCTATTAACTCTTCTTTAGTCATAGTTTTTCTCCTAAGTTAGTGACAATCTCTTATACTATACACAATAAAAAAGGCCAGTCAATTATAACTGGCCTTATAAGTTATTTACGGCGGCGGCGGTCTATTCTATCTCTATACTTATCGTAGTTAGATCCATACATTAAACGGCCAAACCATTCTATTAAAAAAAATATTTATATCACCCCCTTTCAATCCCAGCCAGCCCAGCGATCACACGCTTCCAAACGTAAAGGGCTCTTCCTACCTTTCACGCCATGAAGAACCAGCCGACTATTAGTTTCTATCCACAACTTAGCTCCGCATGGTCTTGGCCGATCTGGCCGATAAACCATACGCGCATTAGCTGGCCT